AGGGTTAGGTCTGGAATTATGCAGACTGAGGCAGATGCCTTACAACAGGCTCAAATGATCATTGCTTCAAGAAAAGAGCAGGGTGTTGATATACAACTTAACTCATTAACCATTGATGCCTATAGCCAAGAGGATCCGGCAAGAGTTACTGCAGCTTTAGAGCTTGATATTTTTAATCCTATTGAGGTCACTCAAACCTTACCTGCAGGCAATGTAGTAAGTGATAGCGTTATTGCCGGTGTCCAGTATCAAATCACCCCTAATTCTTTTTTAGTCACATTCTCTTGTGCTCAGCCTTTTTCTGTAGGATTTTTGCTAGACTCAGCCGTTGATGGTTTATTAGATGAAGACAGTTTGAGCTACTAGGAGATATATGGCAAAGCAATCATTTGTGACAGGGCAGGTATTGACCGCCGCCCAACTAACATCTCTGCAACAAACCGCAATGTCAGGCGGAGCTGCCTCAGCTAAAACTGCAAACTATGTATTAGTAGCTGCGGATGCCGGTACAGCTATTTCAATGACATCAACAAGTGCTACAACAATCACAGTCAATACAGGTTTGTTTGCAGCCGGTGACACAGTGTTTATACAAAATCTAGGTAGCGGCGTAAGCACAATTACAGCTGGCACTGCAACAGTCGATACATCTGCATCATTGGCTTTAGCTCAATATGAGGGTGGTACTTTATATTTTACAAGTGCTTCAGCATCTTTATTTTTTAAGGCAGATGGGGCTGCGCCTTCAAGCGGTGCTTTAACTTTAATATCATCTACTACTTATTCTTCATCATCAGCGCATAGTGTTAATGATGTATTTTCGGCAACTTATGATAATTATTTAATTTTGATTAATACCGACAGTGCATCAACTGGTGCTGATATGAATATGAGATTAAGAGTATCTGGAAGCGATAATTCTAGCAGTAATTATTACTGGGCAAATATTGGCAACAATGCGTCCGTTAGTGCTTATGACGGGACTAACAGCGGTGGAACGGCAACTTCCTGGCGCATAAATTATAACGATGATACAAATGGTTCAACACAAACAATTAACATAAGAAATCCTTATTTATCTTTAGTAACTTCTTATAACAATCACTATCTTGCCATTGAAGATAACAATGCTTACCCTTCTACGGGTGGAGGTAGAACAACAGTAACAACCTCATACACAGGATTTACAATTTTCCCAAACAGCGGAAACTTTACAGGAAAGGTCAGGGTGTATGGATATGCCAACTCCTAAAATTATTGTCAGCGATGAAAATGGTAGCCGAGAATTAGAAGGTCAAGAATTGGAAAATTTTCTAATTCAACAAGAAAAAGATAAAGCCGAGGCAGAGCGTTTAGAAGCCGCTGTTGAAGCTAAGAAATTAGCAAAAGCACAGTTACTTGATCGTTTAGGCATAACCGCTGACGAGGCTAAATTACTCTTAGCATAATCTTGAGGAATTGTGTAATAACTTATGATGGCCAGTATTAGAGAGCTGACAAGCCCAAACGGCTGGCCGGCCAGTGAAGATAGAAAAGCAATCGGCATACAGTCTTTTGTTATACCTGGCACTAAACTCAAAATTGCTTGTGCTCAAGCTGTAGCACCAATTCTTGTTGCATTTTGTAAAGAATTTCATGAGCTTGTAGAGCCAATAGATCAAGGTCAATTAGATGACTGGGGTTATGCCTTTAGAATGACAAGAGGCTCTGACAAAGTTTTGAGCAATCACAGCTCTGGTACAGCGGTAGATTTAAACGCTTTAAAACATCCACTAGGCAAGTCAAATACATTTAACAAAGAACAGTGTAATATAATCACATTACTAATAACTAAATATGGATTGGCCTGGGGCGGTCATTACAAAAAGCGTAAAGATGAGATGCACTTTGATATTAAAATGAACAAAGAGCAGGTCAAACAGAAAATCAAACAGTTAGGATTATGATGAAACTTAGTGCAAAACAAAAAGCAATTATAAAGTCTTATGCACGCAGCGTAGCCGCTGCCACTGTCACCACAGCTTTGGCTTTGGTAGCAGATGTGCGCCCGGAGTTATCTATCTTGGCAGGTGCACTAGTAGCACCTTTAATCAGATATTTTGATGGTCAAGATAAGGCTTTTGGCCGTAACAGCGAATGAGCCCCAATGACATGGCGGCTTTGACAGTAGCACTAATAACAATTATTGGCTCATTTATTGCAGCTGTAAGGTGGCTTGTTAAACATTACTTATCAGAGCTTAAGCCTGATAATAATGGCCAACATAATCTTGAGGGTCGCATTTGTAGGATTGAAAATAAGCTAGACACGCTCTATGAAATCCTAATAACTAAAAACTAACCTGCATACCCTTCTCTAATGAAGACCTGCGTAATAGTGCCAACTAGGGGCAGACCTGAAAACATGGCTAGATTAGCTGCATCCTTTGTTGGCACAAATGCAAGTGCAGATCTTTATGCTGTTATAGATAATGATGATCCTAAATGGAATGAGTATGCAAAAGATGACTCTTATGTTTGCCTACCTGCAGAAAATAAAACAGGTGGCTGTGCGCACGCTCTTAATAGTGCTACAGAGCTTTTACTTGATTTTGCTAACTACCCTTTTTATGATTTGTACATCTTCATGGGTGATGATCACCTGCCTAGATCGACTGATTGGGACAAAGCTTTACAAAAAGCGTTAATGGGTAAAACAGGCATTGCCTATGGTGATGACCTGCTACAAGGTCAAAACCTGCCTACAGCTTATGCAATGACCCGGGATATTGTTGAAGAGTTGAGAGGCATGACCTTCCCAGGCTGCAAGCATTTATATTTTGATAACTTTGTAAAACAATTAGGCATTGACTTAGATTGTCTAATATATCTACCAGAGATAATTATTGAGCATCTGCATCCTGTGGCTGGTAAAGCTGAGATGGATGAGGGTTATGCCCGGGTCAATCAACCTAAATGGTATGAAGAGGATCTATTGACTCTGCAAAAATATTTAAGATCACAAAAGTATGCAGATTTAATAAACAAACTCAAATGAAGATAAATGATTTGTTTGATGCGGTCATTGTACTTAATTTAGACAGGCGGCCTAATCGCTTGCAAGCAATTACGCATCAGCTTGAGACTTTACAAATAAATTGGCGCAGATGGCCGGCAATAGATCATATCAATACAGATATGACAGCCATCTATTGCAATGTTATGAACTTAATAAACCGCTTGTTTTACTGTCAATGGAAAGGATATAAACAGGTTTTATTATTAGATGATGATTGCGAATTTGTAAATAACTTTTATGACAAATTTGATGAAGTATGGCCGCAGATACCAGATGATTGGGACACAGTGAGTTTTGGTGATCATTTAATTTCGGCAACATCAATTACAGATAAAATACAAAAGATACATTCATCTTATGGTGGTCATGCTACAGCTTTTAAAATGAGTAGCTTGCCTGTTTTGTTTAATGGATTAAAAGGTCAAAATTTTGCTGATTTAGAATTAAATGCTATGAGCAATGATTTGAACAGATATGTTATTGAACCTGGTCTTGTAGGCCAAGGCCGTTATGAGTCTGATTTGGTTGGTGGTATAAGAGCTAATATGTACAATTTGTGGCAATAATGAACATCTTAATTACTGGATCACATGGCTTTGTTGGTAGAGCATTTAGGAGAGCTTTACCCTATGCACAATTGACTTTAGTAGATCTTAAGAATGGTACAGATTGCAGAGATTTTTTTAAACTAGAAAAAAAACAATATGATCTAGTCATTCATCTTGCAGCTATTGTAGGTGGCAGACAACAGATAGAAAATGCACCTTTGAGCTTAGCGGTAGATCTGGCTATTGATGCTGAGTTTGCTAATTGGTGCATGGTTACTGAGCAGCCCTATGTAGTTTATTTTAGCTCTTCTGCTGCATACCCAATAGAGCTACAGACTTTATCTAAAAAACATAAGCTAAAAGAAAAAGATCTAAACTTTAAAAAAATTGGTGCACCTGACATGAGTTATGGATGGGCTAAATTAACAGGTGAGACATTGATGAGTTACCTGCGAGATGCCGGTACTCAGGTCTTGGTGCTAAGACCCTTTAGTGGGTACGGCACTGATCAAGATATGACTTACCCATTTCCATCAATTATACAAAGAGCGATACTAGGCTCAAATCCATTTGACATCTGGGGGCGTGCAACTACTACTAGAGACTTTATACATATTGATGATGTTGTAGATGCGGTTATCACAATGGTGCAAAACAATTGCAATCAAACAGTCAATCTTTGTACAGGTAGAGCCACTACTTTTCTTGAGCTTGCTCAAATGGCTTTGAAGACTTTAGGTATAGACAAGATGCCTAAGTTCAATATTTTGTCCGATAAACCGGCAGGCGTAGCCTACCGGGTAGGCAACCCAACAATGATGAGTGATTACTACACACCAAAAATTAGTTTGGAAGAGGGCGTGCACCGGGCAATATCTGGCATTTTGTGATTTACACTTAAGCCATGGCAACCACACGCAAACGCAAAAAGCCTGTACAAAAAAGGCGTAGGACTACCAAAGAGGCTGTATTAACCAAATTAGATTTTTGGGCTATTGCAGCTAATGAGGTTTATATGGCTTGCCGTAAAGCTGGCATGGATGAAGGTACAGCTCTAGCTTTTGCAATGGATAGATCAAGTTATCCTGATTGGATTGTGGACACAAAGGATCCTATAAAAAATCCACTTGATGATTTTGATGAGGATGAAGATTAAGCGAGACAAGTCAGTCAATGCACGCTATCTGATCTGTTCAGATCTGCAGGTGCCATTTCAATTTGATGCTGCGATTGTCAATCTAAAAAAGTTAGTCAAAGCTTTTAAATTTGATTTAGTTTTAAATGTAGGTGATGAGCTTGACCTAAATACAATCTCAAAGTACAGCCAAGGCAGAGCTGAGTCTTTTCAACAAACTCTTAATGCTGACCGGGATTTGTGTAAAGACATTCTGTATGACTTAAAGACAGATGTAGTCTCAAGATCAAATCATGCCGATAGATTATTTCAAGCTGTGAGTCAGGTGCCTGGATTGATGGCCTTACCAGAGCTGCAGTATGAGAAATTTATGGGCTTTGATGACCTAGGCATTTATTACGCCAAAAAGCCTTATGAGATACCTGGCACTGATTTTGTGCTCTGTCATGGGGATGAGGGCAACCTGTCTAAGATCGGCGGCTCTAGTGCGTTAAATATCGCAAAAACCTGGGGGCGTAGCGTAATTTCGGGGCACTCGCACAGAATGGGCTATACATGCCACTCAGAGGCCTTTGGTGGCCGATTACAGAGGGTTTTAGTAGGGATTGAGGTAGGACATACCTGTGACATGAAAAAGATGTCTTACCTGGCAAAGCGCAATTATTACGCTAATTGGCAGGCCGGGGCAGTAATTATGACAATCAAGCGTGGCAATCCTAGCTTTGAGATGATCCGCTTTGACACAGACGGCAGCTTCACAGCTCTAGGTAAAGCCTTTGGTTAATTGCTTTTGTCAGTGGGACATGCTTTAATTGCTTTTGTAAATCCATTTGAAGGGATGGGAATATGAACGCTACAGCTTATGCACAAAAAGGTTGGTTTGTTTTACCACTGAAAAAACAATCTAAAGAGCCTGCAAGATTTTTGCGACATGGTTACTTAGATGCAACATTAGATCAAGCCAAGATTGATGAATGGTTTGCAGATCAAGAGCTAAACATTGGTTTAGGTATCTCTCAATCAAGTTTAGTTGTATTGGATTTTGATGCACGCAACGCAGGCAGAAATCCTAAATGGCTTGAGTTACTTGAAAGATGTTTTAGCTGCAATACGCATGTAGTAGGTACACATGATGGTTACCACATTTACTTTCATGTAGAAAAGCCTGCACAATTTAAAGGCAAAATAATCTCTGGCATTGATGTCAAACATAAAGGTTATGTTGTACTACCACCATCAATACATCCAACCGGTACTGCATACAGATTAGTAAATGATGTAGCACCTGTTGATTTACCAGATGATCTAAGAGAATTGATGACATGGTAATTGTTAAATATGACAAAGAGAGTGGAGCGTATGTTGATAGCAAACGCTTACATTTTGTAAAAGCTTCTCTCATCCGAGCATACGCTCATAAATCAATGGGCGCATCTCAGATTAGAGGCAGGCTCTCAGCTGCAATGGTTGAGGGTTATTGGTTAGACAAGTTCAAGGAAGCGGTGAAATATGAGCTATGAAATATATGGATGGATGGTTACAGCGTGCTTGCTTCTCCTAGGCACATTGTTAATAACTCTTACCTGGATTGTAGGGGTAGAGAATGGTTATGACAAAGGATTTAAAAAAGGTTATAGCCGGGGTGAAACAGATGCTAGGCAAAACTGGGATAAAAGAAAACATCAATTGACTGTTGATAATGATTACCTAATGGGCAAGGTAGTCAGTCTATTTGATAGGGAAAACAGATGATAGATCTAACTCAATATGAAGATGCAGCCACACTAAACAGATGGTTTATTAATAACTATCCATTAGGCAGAATTGATTTAGCAATAGCTGAGATCAATCTTGATAAAGGCATTGTTATATTCAAAGGCAGTGTCTATAGAGATATAAATGATGCTGCTCCGGCTGTAAGCAATTATGCGAAAGGTGAGAGGGATGACTACCCGGCACACATGCGTAAGTGGTACTTAGAGGATACAGCTACAAGCTGTATTGCTAGATGCCTTACCTTGCTAAAAGGGTCAAACAAGACTGCGCCCAAAGAGTCAATGATGCGTGCAACCTCATGGTCTGTAGAGCCAAAAATTGCCTTAGATGAGGCCTTGAGATCTGACACAGCTGTAATGCCAGAGATTGTCATGCGTGAGGTAGGCACCTTGCCTGAACAAGTTTGTGAGGATGGCACTCGCATGAGATTTAAAGAGGGCATCTCTAAAACTACACAAAAACCTTTTAAGGGTTATGTCTGTGAGTGTGGTAGAGGGTGCCCGGCTAAATGGGCATCATTGTCAGCTAATGGCACCTGGTACTTTAAAGAGGCAGTTAGTGGGTGACATGGAGATGATTGACAAGCATGGGGTCAAAGCCACCTTTACAGACAGAGGTGTTGAAATCGACATAGTAAGAGCTAATGAGCGTTGCATCCTTTGTAATGATCCAAGACTTTTGCATGAAGGCATGACAAAGCTTTGCTTTTCTTGTGGGTGTAGGCAATGAGCTTTGATTACCATAAGGCCATGGCTGAGGGTCATGGCTACAATCATTATGTTGCAGATTTATTGCGGCAGTATGGGGTGCCAAAGGTTGATGTACCGGCCTTTAGTATTGCCACAACACATGATGCAATAAAAGACAAAACAGAAAATGAGAAGGACATCATTGTAAATGGCTTAGTGCTTGAAGTTAAAAGTAGAGCTCTAACTTTTAGGGATCAGGATGACTTCCCACATTCTTTGGTCTTAGTAGATACTGTCTATGGTTTTGATCAAAAGATCTTAAAACCTTTTGCTTATGTGTACATGAGTCAGGTTACAAAAGGTGTCTTTGCAATACCTGTATCAACAAGACAATTCTGGACAATAGCCACAATTTATGACAATGCAAGGCAGATTGAGGTTGAGTGTTACTTTGTTACTAAGCGACATTGCAGGCCATTCTTAGAGCTTGTAGATGTACTATTAGAGCGAGCTGCACAAGAGGCAGAGCCAACCTGTGAGTGAACCAATTAGATGTACAAAGTGTGGTCAATGGGTTATGCCTGATCAATTGTGTTTGACCTGTCAGATTGCAGCTAAGGCTCAACACGCACTTTACTAATGATTTGTAAAGGATGATTACCTATGTTAAATTTCAATCGCTTTGTTGGGGGCTTACACTGGAACTCAGTCATACCGGGTGTCAGACGCTCTTACCTACCTCATAGTTTTAAATGGGGGGGTAGGGGGGGCTTTCCTAAAAATCTAGTCTCCCAAGTGTCAATATTTGTAATGATAACTGCACTTAATATAAATCCTGTAAATGCTCTTGAAAATCGTAGAACATATCAAATGGAATATTTTAAACAGTTGGATCAAAGCCCAGATCAATACAGCTGCCTAACATCATTGATTACAATGGAAAATAGCCGGTGGGATATTAGGGCAAAGAATGGATCTCATTATGGATTACCACAAGGCCGGTCTGTCTATTTAGCTACAGCTACATATAAGCAACAAATTACTTGGCATATCAAATACCTAAAAAACAGATATGGCACTGATAGATTTGGTGTAGCAAACGCCTGTGGGGCATGGTCTCATTGGCTCATGAAGGGATGGCATTGATGGCTGAAAATACTGATATTGATTGGGCACATCAAAACAAGCTGCGTGAGCAATGGCTATTGGATAATCCAAATGCACAATACATAGGCTGGATGTCTATATGAAAGACACAGAGAAAATTACAATTGGTATCTGCTCACCGGGTTATGTAGTCACAGACTTTCTTACAAGCTTATTGGATGTAGCGAGATCACAAAAGCAATTGGGTCAATTCATATCACTACAAGGATCAGGTGTTATTAGTCGCTTACGCAATCAAGTAGTTGCAACCTTTATGGAGAAAACCACAGATGATTGGCTGTTGCAGATAGACACTGATCAACGCTTTACAGTCAATGACTTTAAGAAGCTGGTAGCAGCGGCAGATGCCAAGAGCAGACCTATTGTGTCAGGTGTTGTACATGGTGGCTGGGATGTAGGCAAGCCCTACTTAGAGCCGGTGCCTTGCATCTTTAAGATGGGTCAAGACAGTGGCTTATATGCGTTACATGATTATGAACCTGATAGCATTGTTGAGGTTGATGCAGCTGGGACAGGAGCAATCCTGGTACATAGATCCGTCTTTGAGAGGTTTAAAAAAGAAGCCGATCAAACACACCAAGGGGACAAGTGGTGCTATTACCAGGATATGCCACTGCATCAAGAATGGATAGGTGAGGATCTACTGTGGTGCATAAGAGCTAAGAGCTTTGGCTATAAGATATACGCACACACTGGGGTGCAGATGGAGCACCAACGCAAACAGTGGATTGGTAAAGTACAGCACACAGACTTTCAAAGGTTTAAAGATGTAAGACTTCAAAGTGAAGAGGATATACATGGCGATAATAACTAGCCAAGTCACAGTGACTACTGAAAGACAGCTGATCATTGCAACTGATAATGTGAGCCGGGATGTATTGTTACATGCCAAGCATGCAATACATGTTGGGAACAGTGGGGTTACCTCAAGTAACGGCTATCTGTTAGACAATGGTGATGAGGTAAGGCTTTCGCTTATGGAAGGTGAAGACCTATATGCGATCACCAACTCAGGCTCAGGTACCCTGCACATCTTGGTCTCTAAGATAGATTAAATGAGAGCTATTTTTTCCCATTACGCACGCTTGCGGAATAC